CATACGCTTATATAAATCAAGTGCTTGCCATGCCCCCCCCCTGAGCCACTGAAGAGGAAAAACCTTGTTTAATAAGGATTTCCCTGACGTTCTTCTCAATAAATTCGAGGTGGTTCATTAGTCCTCCAGTGGAAAAATCCGCTGAATTTTGGTTACACGAATCCCTCGCCAAAAGGCGAATAAAAGTTTTGGATTTCGTTTCAGTAAATGCCCCATGAAGAGGCACTTAGTGAAACGGGCGACTGCAATCGCCGGTTAGTTTCTCCACTCAATTGAAAGCGCGTTCCGCTGGTTTTGGATTTAACGAACTGGCACTTAATGACAAGGGACAGAACGCGCTTTCAGTTGAGTAAAAAGGGCGGTACCAGGGACTTCAAAGGTTGGTACTGGTACCGCCAAGACTCCACACAGCTTTCTTACTTCCTGGTACCACGCTGGCTACGTGATTTGGTGTGTGGTGGCTGGCGCTGATCTCCAGCTCAGTGGCTCGGTGTTTCAATATCGTAACCGCCCGTTCCATCCGCGTTCGATCAGTCCGTATGCTCGCTTAGAACGTTTAGCCTGCTTATCTTTTCTCAACCGTTTGACGGTCAGCCCCGTCATTCACCACAACTGGAAGCGCACTCCACCTGTTTCACACCTGTCTGGTAAGTAAAGGAGTGCGCTTTCATGTTGTGCGCCTGCTTTTAACCACATCAGGCGAGGTGGATCCTGCTATTCCCCAACAACAAGGATTCGGTTAATCTGGATATCCCCAACAATAATATGAGTACTCAAGGTGATCGCTGAACTTTCAGCGGCTATGACCGCTATCAAGGAGACTGCCGGTCTCGTCAAAGTTATCAATGACGCGAAGACTGATGCTGAAGTTAAAGCTGCTACTATCGAACTTCAAAACAAATTAATCGCGCTTCAGGCGGAGTGCTTCTCCCTCGGCGATGTGATCCGCCAGCGCGAGGAAGAGACAATGCTTCTCAAAGCAAAAATTGCAGAGTTTGAAGATTTTAAGAGCCAAACTGAAGGTTATGAACTTGAGCGTCTTGATTCTGGTACTTTGGTGTACTCGAAAAAGATACTTGTGAACGAGCGACCCGAGTCTGTGTACCTTTGCCCACGTTGTTTTGCAAAACATGAAGTATCGATACTTCAGCCCATGGAGGTTATGTGGAGTGCCGGTCATTTTCGAACTCATTGCCCCTCCTGTGATAATAAGTTTTGGATGAACTCAAGACAAATAAGTGACTAATTGTGTTGGATATCCAGATTGTTAAAGAGCGAAGCGTCCAGTAGGGCGCTTTTTTGTTACCAGCGAATCATCCGGTTATTCATATGCCACCGGCGGCTACTTCGTGGGCGTCCTGCCTGTTCGCTGTTTCGTATAGGTACATTATGTACCTTTGGGGTACATTGTCAAGGATAAAAAAACCTGCCGAAGCAGGTTTGTGATGATGGGTTAAAGCTTATGTCTGTGCCGTCGTGGTTTTCCTGAGAAAACAACGGTGCCAATAATGGAGCAATTACCATTGATCCTAATATATGGCTCTGGCCAGTTGGCGTTTAAAGCTTTAAGAAACTTTTCGCCACTATCTTCTATTAATCGCTTAAACGTTGTTTCACCAGAATCATGCATTAAAGCAATAACATCATCGCCATGAGAAGCTGCAACCTCTGGATCAACAAAAATCATATCGCCAGGACGATACTCATCAATCATTGAATCACCAATGACGCGTAAGATATAAGTCATTGGCCCGCACGGAACGGGACAAGGATATGTCTCTACACTACTCAAATCTACCTCTGCATAACCAGCATCCGTCCATGCTCCGGCTTGCACCCAGGATATAACCGGGACCATCGTAATGGATCTATTGACGTCTGAAACGTCAGGTGATTTAGCAATATTGGTAGTTTGATGTTCGGTATCTAGCCAGCCTTGAGGCAAGTCAAAACATTTTTCGATATGCCTTGCCATGGCGTCACCAATACCTTTGGTGGCACCTTCACCCATGAACCGGCTGGTTTGTGTAGGTTCACGATCGATCATGTTAGCGAAGTAACTATTACCCCCAACACCATCTCTCAATTTTCGGGCGTTTAATCGCCTGATTTCCTGGATAGTTTTCATCAGTAAATTAAACAATGTGTACCTCTATGGTACAAGTACCTTGTGGGTTCATTTCTTTCGTGTAATATGTACACAGGAGGTACATATCATGAAAGAGTATTGGGACTCTTTAACTAAAGAGCAGCAAGGTGAATTAGCTGGAAGCGTAGGTTCCACGCCAGGCTACCTGCGTTTAGTTTTCAATGGCTACAAAAAGGCAGGTTTTTCCTTGGCTAAAAAGCTGGAGGAAACAACTGCTGGGATTATCAGCAAATCTGATCTTCGTCCTGACATTTACCCTAAACAGTAGCAGACGAGCTGATTTTTATAACCACAGAAATAAGGGGTTAACCGTGGGTAACGAACCTATTTGGAAAGTCGAACGTCAGCCAGCCTGGCTGGTGGCTGCGATAAAAAAGACGATCACCGATCTACCTGGTGGTTATGCCGAAGCTGCGGAATGGCTGGGGGTAACAGAGAACGCGCTTTTTAACCGCCTCCGTGTGGATGGGGATCAAATCTTCCCTATGGGGTGGGCGATGGTACTACAAAAAGCTGCTGGTGTTAGTCACATAGCCGATGCGTTTTCTCGGCAAACAGATAACGGCATTCATATCCCTGGCGCGGCACCAGAAACAGAGAACGAGGAGATTGGCTTAAAGCTGGCTGAGCTGGTGGGCAGGCTCGGTGATTTAGTCAATGCATATCGGCGGTACATCGATGATGGCGTGGTTGATAAAGGGGAATGGGACAGCCTGAACGAAATAGCCTACCAGTTCCGGGTAACCCTTATGACGTTCCTGAACCTGATTTCACGTGTTTATTGCCTTCCAGAAAAGAATGAAGCCCGCGAGTGTGCAGCTCCGGGCTCCGTGGCGTGTCGTATCAGTGGAGAAACTAACGCATGAACAGTTTAACGGCAAATAACCGCCTTCCGCAACTCCGTGGAATTCCAGTGCATGGAACCTCGTTGTTTCGGTATGAGCGCATGGTATCAGGTCGGTGGATTCCTTGTAACCACAGTAGAGCTATCGCAATTGTGGGTGTGTTCCAGAGGAGGGCGAGACGGATATGCGAGCACTCAACAGACGGTTTAAGGACAGCTACGGCGTCCCAGTCAGGGTTATCCGGTGGGAGCCAGAAACTCAACGGGTTATATACCTGCGCGACGGATACGAGCATGAGTGCTTCAGCCCTCTCGAACAGTTTCAGCGTAAATTCAGGGAAATAGAGGGTCCGAATGAGCCTGTTAATGACATCCCGCCCAATAGTGATAAATCCTGACCTTGCATACAGCATTGGCCTGAACGAGGCTATTGCATTGCAGCAGATTAACTACTGGCTGAAAGAAACAACGTCTGGCATGGAGCGTGACGGTGTTCGCTGGATTTACAACACGACTGAACAGTGGCTGGAACAGTTCCCGTTCTGGTCTGAGTCGACCCTGAAGCGTACCTTCACCCGCCTGAAGACACTCGGTGTGCTCAAAATTGAGCAACTGAACAAGTCTCAACGAGACATGACCAACTTCTACACGATCAACTATGAAAGCGAGCTTTTAGATGAAGTCAAAGTGACCGAATCGAAGAGGTCAAAATGCGCTGTTCCATCAGGTCAAAATGACACGATGGAAGAGGTCAAAGTGACACACTCCATCAGGTCAAAACGAACCGCTGTCATCAGGTCAAAATGCACTGATGATCCTACAGAGAATACAACAGAGAGTACTACAGAGATTACAGGTAAAGACTCTTGTCCGGTTGCGGTGCAACCAGACCGAGATGTGTTGATTACTGATCAGGCTAAACAGGTTTTGGTTCACCTGAACCAGGTCACGAACTCACGCTACCAGGTTTCAACCACGTCACTGCAAAACATCCGAGCACGAATCGGCGAAGGGTTCACCGTTGATGAGTTGTCGCTGGTAGTGGATTACTGCAACGCGAAGTGGAGTGATGACCTGAAGATGTCTGATTACCTACGACCACAGACGCTTTTCCAGCCGTCAAAGTTCCCGGGATACCTTAAGTCCGCAAATAACTGGGACAAAGCTGGACGCCCCGCCAGGGTGAATGGTGAGTGGGCCCGAGAGGATGGCATCTTCAAACTCAGCTTCAAGAACACTGATTACAGCGCTATTCCACCAGGATTCAGGGGGTAACGATGAGCATTCTGAAAACGGTCCAGATGTTTATTGCCATGAACCCCGGCTCAACGACCAGGGACATCATCGAAGGTCTGACTCAGTTCAGCCAGGACAGGCTCCAACTCGCCGTTTGCCGCTTACATGGTTCAGGGCTTGCAACGCGTAAACGCGACGGTCGCCAATTCCGTTACTACGCGGAACCGCCAGCAGATTGCCACTTCGAAGTGTTTGAACCAACTCCTGAAGTCAGCGCTTTGATGGAAACTGCGAAAGGTCTGGAGTCGAAAGGTCTCTTTCACCGTGCCGCGACGATTTACATGGAGGCGTTCAGCGCATCAGTCATTGAATCAGAGCGAGCAGCAATACTGGCAGAACGTCAGCGTTGTCTTGGCCTGGCTAAACCAGCAGTAATTGCTGAAGACGGATGTTATCTGGCTGGTCGATTTTCGGGAGGTCGTTAATGAGCTATTCACTGATTTACGCCGACCCACCGTGGGAATACGGGAACACAATCAGCAATGGTGCAGCGGAAAACCATTACGGCACGATGAAGCTCATCGACATAAAACGCCTGCCTGTCTGGGAGCTGGCTGCGGAAGATTCAGTTCTGGCCATGTGGTTCACCGGTACACATACCCGTGAGGCGATCGAACTTGCTGAAGCATGGGGGTTTAAGGTTCGGACCATGAAGGGATTCACCTGGGTGAAGCTTAACGCACTGGCAGAGCAGCATATCAATAAAGCTCTTCAGGCTGGTGGCTTGGACGATTTTTACGACTTCCTCGACCTGTTGAACACTCAGACCCGAATGAACGGTGGTAACCATACCCGCGCCAATACCGAGGATCTGCTAATTGCCTCCAGAGGAAGAGGTCTTGAGCGTCAGGACGCGAGCGTAAAACAGGTTATCTACAGCCCACTCGGCGAGCACAGCCAGAAGCCAGCAGAAGCGCGTTACCGTCTGGAGAAATTATACGGCGATGTGTCACGCATTGAGTTGTTCAGCCGCTGCGCGGCCCCCGGCTGGCATCACTGGGGAAATCAGGCAGAAAACCCTGATGTAATCATGTCTCCTGGGTACGTTGGTAAACCTGCTCCGCTGCTGGAGGTGGCTTATGCAGGACGTTGAAGCACGTAACGCGCTTCGTAACATCGCCAGAAGATGCAACGAGGAAATAACCGCTAAACGCAAGGCTAATCCTGGTATGAATTGTGACGAAATAGCCAGGCCAATTTTTAACGGTGCCATGGGGATGGTTAAGCAACTTGGCTTTACGCCATCTCATTTGTATCTCGAAGTCGGGATTCTGAACAAGCGGATTAAGGAGCGCTGAAGTGAACAAACTTACCGTGAGACAAAATGAAGTACTTGGTTCGATCGTGAACTATCAGCGCCGGTTTGGATTCCCTCCAACGATATGTGAACTGGCTGGGCTGATTGGTTGCTCATCACCGAACGCAGCAGCAGAGCATGTGAAGGCCATAGCGAAGAAGGGATATATCTCAGTTGCGCCTGGAGTTTCCAGAGGGATTACCGTTATTTCAGCAAACGATGAGGTAGACGCGATATCGATCATCAAGTCACTCATTAACGGTGATAGCGATTCAAGAGAACGCGCCTTGTCATGGCTGGAAGCGAGAGGTGTTCAGCAATGAAATTAACGTTGCCATTCCCGCCAACAGTTAACACCTATTACCGGTCCCCTGACCGTGGAGCATTAAAGGGTAAGCATCTGATAAGTGAGATGGGGAGGAAGTTCAAGAAGAACGTTTATGCCTCTGTTGTGCAGCAGTTCGGCGGCATACCGAAACCAGTTAACGTCAACGTTGAGGTAAACATAGTTCTTTTCCCGCCAGATAACAGACGGCGGGATCTGGACAACTACAACAAAGCACTGTTCGACGCACTGACGAATGCCAGAGTCTGGGAAGACGACAGTCAGGTTAAACGGATGGCAATCGAGTGGGGGCCGGTAGTAAAGCCTGGAAGGGTAGAGATAACGATCAGTCGATTTGAAACCGTGGCGGGTGCAGCCGCCTGATAAGTGGAGACAGAGCATGCAACAGATGAGCATAACAGTAACGTGTCCGACCCATCATGCAGCAACGGTAGGGCAGCAGATCACCATGTCCAGCCGTGAGATTGCGAAATTGGTTGATTCCCGGCACAGCAATGTCTGCGTAACGATAGAGCGCCTCATGAATTCCGGTGTGATTGGTGGGTATGCTGCATTGCAGTACACCCATCCCCAGAACGGGCAGACATACCATCACTACGAAGTGAACAAACGAGACAGCTATGTAATCGTTGCTCAATTATCGCCGGAGTTTACCGCCCGACTTGTTGACCGCTGGCAGGAACTGGAGAGCAACGGTGGAATGATTGTCCCCCGGTCACTTCCTGAGGCCTTGCGCCTTGCTGCTGATCTGGCAGAACAGAAACAGCGCCTGAGTGAAGAACTGGCAGTAGCCGCGCCGAAGGCTGAGTTTGTTGATCGTTATGTGACGGCTACTGGTTCAATGACTTTCCGACAGGTTGCCAAGCTGCTTAACGCCAAAGAGCCGGAGTTTGCGATGTTCCTGATTGAGAACGGCATAATGTACCGGCTTAACCGTGTTCTCACGCCAAAGAGCAAGCATATCGAGGCAGGACGCTTCGAGGTGAAGACAGGAACGACAAACCAGACAAATTACGCGTTTAATCAGTCCCGCTTCACCGCCAAGGGTGTTCGCTGGATTGGTGGCCTGTGGGCAGAGCATATTGCTAAGGGGCAGGTAGCGTGAGGGCATTACTGACACCTGAAGTGGCCCCGATGACCGGGGTAGTGATATTTCGCCCAGGCAGTGAACTGATGCATCTGTTCAGACGTGGGCGTGTTCTTATCGAGCCACAGGCAGAGTCAATGGCTGAGTTACCGTCTGGTCTGCTGCCTGAGACAACTCAGGAGCTTCAGAATGATCCGTTAATGCGTGATGTCTTCGAAAATCAGAAGGTCATACATCGTGCTGGTGGACTCAATTCACTGGATGCCTGGCTCGAAAGAAAACTGGAATGTCAGTACCCACACAGCGAGTGGCACGACCGCAACTACACCATCACCCGGCATGCACCTGGCTCAATCCGCACGTGCTGGGGCTGTGACTTAAAAATTCGTGATCAGTTCACTGGAGGTCTGGCGGGTATAGCCCGTGAAAACCTGGTATCCTGGCTACTGAAGGTTGTAAACGGCCAATTAGGTTTCAGTGAGGACCACATTCTTACACTGCCGGAGTTTTGCTGGTGGATGGTCAGGAGCGACCTGGCTGATGAGATACCTGAAGCCGTAGCACATAAAGCTCTTCGTCTGAAGAAAGAGTCCCACCAGTCGGTAACACGTGAAAGCGATATTGTTCCGGCATTACCCGCTCAACAACTGGTACAGGAGAAAGCGAAAAAGATAGTGACGATGAAGGTAGACCCGGAGACGCCGGAGTCTTTCATGCTTAAACCTAAGCGTCGCCGCTGGGTGAATGAGAAATACACGAGATGGGTTAAGGCCCAGCCGTGCGTCTGCTGTAACAAGCAAGCTGACGACCCCCACCACCTGATTGGCCACGGGCAGGGTGGAATGGGTACAAAGGCACACGACCTGTTTGTGATTCCTCTGTGCAGAGAGCATCACGACGAGTTGCATGCTGATCCTGTGGCATTTGAAGCGAAATACGGTGACCAACTGGTCCTGGTGTTTCGGGTTATAGATCGTGCGCTGGCAATCGGCGTACTGGCGTAAGTGGAGAACGCTAAATGATTAATCCTTCTGAAGTTGGTAAATCTGGTGAAATGGTTCGTCTTCGTACTCTGGAAAGCATCTGGGTGCAGGGTAAGTTGCGTATGTGGGGTCGCTGGTCTTATATCGGCGGTGGTAGTGGTGGGAACATGTTTAACCAGCTACTGGCATCCGGAAAAATCACCAAAACGGCAATTAACGAAGCACTACGACGGATGAAGAAAGCGGGTATCAGCAAACCCGAGCTGGAAGCATTCTTCAGAGAGATTCTGGAAGGGAAGAACAAAAGCGGCTTAGCTTTCTGCTCTGATGATGAGGGCTTGAAAATCGACGGCGTCATTGCTGCCGTCCTGATGAATGATGATAACCGTTCTCTCTATGGCGTGATCATTGACCGTCACCGCCTGCGCAAGAGCAAGCGCCAGATGGCAACTGAGCTACAGAAAAAACACCCTGAATGGACCTTCATGACCTGCCGCCGCCGAATTGATACATGGGTAAGTCTTGCAGAATCGATGCTTTACGCACCACTTTGTGACGCGTTTGACACAAATGGCGGCAAATTCCACTTGAAAAATGAGCCGGTAAGTGCTTAAATTGTGATAGGCTCGGGAAGTTAAAGCGAACTGAGCAACAGAACTCTTAGAACCCGCCATTGAGCGGGTTTTATTTTAGGATGTAAATATTTGTTGTACTTGGTTTTTGTTCATTTTCTTTTTTTGATGGTAAGAAAAATAAAAAAAATAAAACAGCGAAAATAATTATGTAAATTAGTTTGTTAATGGCTCTCGATGATTTTAATGTTTTGTTATATTTT